CATAATGAATGATAATCAAATAGATAGAGATTCACACGACCAAGATATGACTTATGAGAATGAGCAATCAATGGTAACAATACCATTACGTGAATACGATAAACTAAAAGAACAAGGTCAATACATAACTGACCCAAGTTTAATTTCAATAATAGATAAGATAGAAGAACTAACAAGAGCATTAAGAAAACACATAGTTAGAAAACTATAATGTTAATGAATAGTAAAAAGTTTGCTCAGATAATAGAAGCACTAGTAAAAGAGAAAAGGATGTCCTATTTGGATGCCGTACTAAAATATTGTGAAGAAAATGATATTGACACAGCGTCTGTAGGTCCTTTAATCAATAAACCATTAAAAGAAAAGATAAAAGAAGAGGCAGAAAAACTGAACTTGGTTGAACGATCAAGCACAGCAGTTTTACCTATATGAACAGTTATGAAGCTTATACATTATATTTGGCTATTAAACTACACTTCACTTCCGATACTTATGATTTTTACAGGCACAATGCCAAAGTTAATTCAACATTTAACACATTTTTAAAACGTAATGATAGATTTTTCTTTCATAAACTTACAACTAAATATACGAGAGAAGAAATGCTAGAATACTTTGTATCTAATTTCTTCTATAATTCAAAAACATGGATAGGTAATCTAGTTAGAGCAGATGGAGAAACAATTTATAACAAGTGGAAAAAATATAATCAATCATTTACGTACAATTTTAGAGCTGATTGTGTATTGCTTTCTAATGTTATCAATGATAATTCTATTCGGTTTGATGATGTGTTTCGTGTACATAGTGGGCAACATCCACGATTGCTACGATTACTTTTATCTGAAAAAATATCAGTACAGACAATCATCATCTTGGATAAAGTTTTATCTTTTATTAAAAGATGGGACAAAGAGATTGCTGAAAACGTTATCTGGCCTGAAAAATCATTTAAAATAAAGAAATTATCACCTTTTATCAAGTTTAATCTTACTAAATGTAAGTTTATAATGAAAGAGGTATTTGTGTGAGTAAATTAACAGAAAAACAAGTTAGAAAAGAGTATAAAGAACATAGAAAAGACAAGACCTTTGCAGAATGTTGGCCTGATACAAATCGTGCCTTCTATGAATGGTGCTCAGGTTATTTAGATTATAAACATATAAAAGACAAGCGAGATGACGATTGAACCTATAAAAGAAAAACTAGATGATAAGATTGCAAAACTAAACTCAAGCAGAGTTTATAAGAAGGTGACACCTAGAGGTGACCTATCATGGTACATCAAATGGGCAAGTAGTGTTACATTAATTATTGCTATGTTGTTTACAGCAGTAGAATTGTTTCCTATAAACATGTTTATTGCTAACATAGGTTTTGTAGGTTGGTTAATTGTAGGTATGCTATGGCATGACAGGTCCTTAATAGTGTTAAATGCTATATCACTTGCAATATATTCTATGGGTATATTAAATTATTATTATGGCTAAATATTTTGATGAAGAATGGCCTAAAGAGGAAGAAATATTAAGAATAGGGTTAGAACAATCCAGAAGAAACAAAGCAGATAGATTTCCTACTGCTGATGAAAGATGGCCAAGAGCAGGTAAGATTATGAAACAAAGAGCATTTATCATAGGTAATGGTGAGTCACGTAAAGACTTTGACTTGACAACTATTAAAAAGTATGGTAAGATATATGCTTGTAACGCTTACTATAGAGATAATCCTTTACCAGATGTATTGATTGCTGTTGACAGCACAATGACACACGAAATATATCACAAGGGTATTGCTCATAAGATACCTTGCTACTTTAGAGAGTGGACTAAATGTCCTAACTTTATGTTTCAGACTATGAAGGCTGGGTTTCTATCTACACAAGGTAAAGACAAAGAAGATTTATTTGTAACCAATGGCGATAGTGCATTACCTATTGGTGACTACTTTGTTATGAATGCTCATACAATAAAAGGCGAGGCAACGATAAGAAAAGAAGATGGCACAAAGTATAAGAAAGATGTTGATAACACCCATATCTATTGCTCATGGATAACAGACGGCGACAAAACACAAGAATGGGAAGACCCAGGCTATCATGCTGGTGCAACAGCAGGTCATATTGCTTGTAAGTATGATACAATAGACGAAGTGTATATGATAGGTATGGATTTGAGATCAGATACAAAGATGTACAATAACATGTACAAAGGAACTAAAAACTACTCATCAGCACACTATGAACCTAGCCCTACAGGCATATGGGAAGCAGAGTGGTTACGAGTGTTGAAAGACAACCCTAAAGTGTCATTTTACAAGGTAAATAAGGCAGATGATGACAATACAACTAATCAAAAACTACTGGGAAATGAGAAGAATTTAACATATATTACTCAAGCACAGCTGCTTGACAATATGAGTAAATGGTGATATTATATTATAATGGTTGAGTATGTTGCCAGTATAAATAATAGTAATACTTACATTAATACAAATACGTACAACAATATATACAAGGAGAAAATACAATGTCAAGTGCATTAGAAGCCCTAAAAAAGTCAAAGTCAAATTTTGACATACTAACGAAGAAGTTAGAAAACACAATAGAACAACCCGAAAAGAAAAACAAGTACCAAGACGACAGGTTATGGAAACCTGAACTAGATAAGTCTGGCAATGGTTACGCAGTATTAAGATTCTTACCTGCTATAGAAGGCGAAGATATGCCTTGGCAAAGAGTCTGGAATCATGCGTTTCAAGGACCAGGTGGTCAATGGTATATTGAGAACTCTTTAACTACACTAAACAAAAAGGATCCTGTTAGTGAAGAAAACACAAGGTTGTGGAATACAGGCATAGAAGCCGATAAAGAAATTGCTAGAAAGAGAAAAAGAAAGTTATCTTACTATTCTAATATCTTTGTAGTATCTGATCCTAAACATCCAGAGAATGAAGGCAAAGTGTTCTTGTTTAAATTCGGTAAGAAAATCTTTGATAAGATTACTGAAGCAATGAACCCAGCATTTGAAGATGAAAAGGCTGTTAACCCATTTGATTTTTGGGAAGGTGCAAACTTTAAACTAAAAATCAGAAAGGTAGATGGCTACTGGAATTATGATAAATCAGAATTTGAGCCAGTCAGTAAATTAAAGGATACTGATGATGAGATTAACAAGATATGGCAATCTCAATACGCTCTCAAAGCCTTCGTTGATCCAAGTAACTTCAAGTCTTATGATGAACTCAAAGAGAAACTGAATAAGACCCTTACTGGACAAAGAAGTACCGAGTCTGTAGAGGATATTGACCTCCCACCTGTCAGTAACGACATACCAACGTCTTCTAACAACTCGGTAGAGAAAGTTGAATCGTCCAACGATAGCGATGACCTATCGTACTTTAGTAAATTAGCTGAGGACGATTCATAATCTATCTCTCTCACTTTCTCAAATAGGGTGGCCTTCGGGCCACCCACAATACTTCTCTAATATGTTACCTATAAAAATAGATAAACCCAAAGACTATTTCAAAAGCAATATCCATAAAATCATTAATGATTATCATAATAAGATTATGACTAACATTGACGATACACAAAATAGAATGGATACTTTTACAAACGAACACCATTTAGTTTATGAACTCTTTTACGATAAAAAAGAGATAGAACTAATGGAGAAATATCACAATAGAGCAAGAATATTAAGCACAAACGCAGGAAGAATATTTGATACAGCAGTTAAATTTATTATACAAGACGTTGAAGGTGGTCAAAGCGAATACATTGACAACCCTGGTCAACACCCTAATAGATTTGAGATTGATGTTATAAACCACGATAAGAAATTAGCATATGAAATCAAATGGCGTGACGCAGGCACAGATGGCGACCATAAGAATAAGGAGTATAGAAAGGTAGACTTGCTAATTGAAAAAGGATACACGCCTATTAGACTAACATTTTTTATGCCCGAATTAGAGCGCTCATTGAATGCTCAAAAACAAATTATAGACTATTACAATAAACGTGGTAAATCATACACACAAGATAGTGCCTTTGCATACATCAACCGAATGGCTGATATAGATTTACTACAAATATTAAAAGATTTTAAAACGTTTTAAGATGATCTTCGGTAAGTATAAGAAACTTCATATTACGTTTATGACACCATGCGTAGGCCGTAGACCATTTTCTTCTATTTCTTTCATAAGTCAATAACGCATTTTTGTAAGTACGAGTTTCACGTAAAGGTTTTTTAGGTTTGCGTGTTTGTGCTTTAGGTTTGATCTCAATAATAAACTTCTTAAATGTGCCGTTTGATTGTCTAACTTTCATATAGAAATCAGGATAGTATCTATGTGGTCTATTATCAATTGAACGATAAGAAATTGCTATCTCCTCACTACCCCATTCCGTAACAGCCCTAGTTTTATCACAGTAAATCATAAAACGTTTCTCCCAACTAGACCTATAAATAACATTGTTTACATTGCCTTTGTATTTCTGTGGGTTGAGTGGTTTGTATATACCTGAATAAGGGCGTTTATCTGGATTCTTCAACTTCTTCATAGAATCTATTTATTATCAACATAAATAGTAGTATGGCAAGTGTATTTGATACAATCAAAAATAGAGCAGGAGATGTACAGAAATCTGCTACTTGGTATAGAACGCAAGTAAACAAGATAGCGAGTGGTACAACTGCTAGACAACTGTTTAGACAAAACAAACTAAATGGTCGTCCTAGCGTAGGTAGATTGAACTTATTTGGGTACAACCCTAAATTAAGAAAAACATTACCTTATTATGATGTGTTCCCATTAGTGTTGCCATTAGAACCAATATCAGGTGGGTTTATGGGTATGAACTTTCACTATTTACCACCTCTATTGAGATTTAGATTATTAGAACGTATGCAGGCAACAGCGTCTGATAGAAGATTTGATAAGAATACAAGATTTGAAGTTGCCTATGATGATGTAAAGAATGTAAAAATAGTAAAACCAACAATAAAGAAATATTTGTACTCATATGTACAGACAGGTTTTTTAAGAATAAATGCTGATGAGGCTGCAACAGCAATTTATCTACCTGTACAAAGATTTAAAAAGGCGTCTGAAGGTAAAGTTTATGCAGATAGTAGGAGATTTATTTAATGTCATTAATTAGTATAGGTAAAAGAATAGGTGACATGGATATACGATTAGGTATACCACCTAGTAAGCCACAATTTAGTACAACAGAAACAAATAGAAGATTCTCATATAATAACGTATCATCTAATTACAATTCTGTATTCAATCAATTTAGATCAGGTCTAACACAAGCAGGCGGGTTGGCTAGACCTACACAATTTTTATGTACGATTGACGGACCACAAAGTAAAAGATTGCCACGTGATTATGTTTATGCTGACCCAACAGGTGGTAAAAAAGCAGCAGCTAGAATGAACAAAAGTGGTAGATTAGCAGGCGCAATAAAAGAAAATCTACAGCTCAGAATGGATTTATTTTGCTCTAACGTATCACTACCAGGTAAAACAATTACAGATGATGTAAACGAAACATACTACGGTCCTAAAAGATCAATAGCAAAGAACGTTAGCTTTGAAGAGGTTACACTAGAATTTTATACAAGTGTTAATTATGATGAACGATTATATTTTGAGGCATGGCAAAACTCTATCATAGACCCTATAACTCACAATGTAGGTTACTATGATGATTATGCTTACCCATGTATGATAACAATTACACCTTTACACAAATCATTTACAGCAGCCCTTTCTAACTTTGAACCATCAGGTGACGCAGTAAAAGATAGGGAAACAATACGTAAGAGTTTAGGTGACTCATCTGGTTTCACATCATTTCAGGTACAAATGTACGAAGTATGGCCTAAAACTATTGCTTCTACACCATTGGCATATGACTCTCAAAATCAAGTAGTAAAAACGAGTGTAACATTTACATACAGAAATTATGCTACATCAGCATGGAACTATTTAAGACAAGGTATGGATGTAGAGAATAGAAGATATAAGAAAAATAGATACGAATATAGAACAAACACTACAGCACTACAGGCTAATTTTTTAGATAACTTACCATTCGGTATAGGTAACGAGATAGGTAGAGCAGGTAGACAAGTTTATGAAAAGTTAAGAAGAAATTTGCCCATTGGGCGAGTAACGGGAGGACGTGTGTTCCCGAAAGGTCTACCAGACCCTAAAATCATACGTGATATATTATATTAAAAGGAGTAAATAATGCTTAATTTTATGAAGACGCCTGAGCATGAAGTGATTTTATCAAACGGTGCAAAGGTTAAATATAGGCCATTTTTAGTAAAAGAAGAAAAGATTTTACTATTGGCTGTAGAAAACGGTGTTGAGAAAGAGATGGTTCAAACTCTTATCAATACGGTTCAAACGTGTGTGCTGACAGACATTGATGTAACAAAGTTACCTGTATATGATTTTGAATGGTTATGGTTAAATATAAGATCAAAATCAATAGGTGAAACGGTACAATTAAGACTGAAATGTCCAGATGATGAAACACAGGTTGTAGATTATGAGTTTAATGTTGAAGAAGTAAAACCAGACTTTAGTAAAAAGGTTAATACACATATACCTTTTACAAAAGACTATGGTGTGATGATGAAAGTGCCGACCGTGCTAGAGGTAGCAGATAAGAAAACTATCATAGATTTATCGGTCAACTTGATGAGAGATTGTATCGCTCAAATTTACAATGGTGACGAGGTATTTGAAACAAAAGACCTTGACCCAAAAGAACTAGAGCAGTTTGTTGACAACTTGACTATGCCACAATTCAAAAAATTAAAAGAGTTTTTTGAAACGTTGCCTGTCATAAAACATACGATAAAATACAAGAACCCTAAATCAGGTGTAGAGCATGAGATGTTATTACAAGGGGCGTCTGATTTTTTTCAGTTACCCTCTTACATGAAAGCCTAGAGAGTTTTTATAGGACAAACTTTGCTTTAATGCAATACCATAAATACTCATTAGGTGACCTAGAAGGGATGTTACCATGGGAGAGGGAAATATATGTTGATCTTCTAGTACAGCATATACGAGAAGAAAACGAAAAAATTAGAGAGAAACAAAAACAAGGGAGATAATATGAACTTTTTAAAAAATATGTTCACACAAGGGTGGAGCGGTTTTAAATACGGAATCAAATCATTATGGCATTTTATAGAGGTAGAAATACCTGAATTGATGTCAAACTGGAGATTAGTACCAAGACTATTAATGGTTGCATATGCTTGGGCATTTTTAGATGTAATCAATTGGTTTATGGCATTAGAGAATCCTAACAACGCACAGGCAGGGTTAGTGTCAGTAGTAGTTGGGGCTGGTGCAGGTTGGTTCGCAATATACGTAAACGGTAAACCATCAAAGGTTAAGAATAAAGAATAATGGCGACACCACAATCTACAATCTTTAAGAAGGCTTCAGCAGCAAACTTTAAATCGATTCTAAAACAACAAAAGAAAGATGAATCTGATCCGAAGTTTGCTATATCTGACTCATTGCAGGAGTATCAAGCACAATTAGAAAAGTCTGCTGGGTACACAAGTCAGATGAAGCTTGACAAGGCAAATATACGACAGGATATAATCAACTTTGTAATAGATTATACCGTGAGCGACCTTGACGCATTGAAAGGTATGGATTATGATGAGGCAAAAACACAGGCCTCTACTACAGAAAAGAGTATAAAAGAGTTTGAAGGCTTATATAACAAAGGCGTACTTAATGATGAAGAAATTATATACATCAAAGAGACCGTAGGTAAAACAAATGCAGAATTAAAAAAGATTTTAGGTGTTGCTACTAGATTATCATTATCATTTAGAGATTTCAAAAAAGAATTAAAACCTCTTAAACTTGCTAAACGTATAGGTCTTACAAATGTACCTATTATAGGTAAGAAAATAGAAAGAGCGATAGAATCTGAGGAGAGAGCAGAAGCACGTGGCCTTCAGATGAAACGACAATTACGTAGAAAGACAGCCAAAGGCGATTTAAAATCAGGTGGTGGCGATACATCAGCACCTCAACCTGATATGGGTGGCACAGGTGATAAAGAAGATATAGCAAAAAGCGATTGGACCTCATGTTGTAGAGGCCCTATTCTTAAAACTGATTTAGAAAAAAATCTTTGGGTTTGTCCAGATTGTAACAAACATCATAGAATAAAACCCAAACAAAGATTTGACATTTTATTTGGAAAAAATAATTACGAGATTTTCAAAACTCCAATACCAAAAGATGATCCACTTAACTGGTCAGAT